GTGGTCAGGGTCAATCCCAATGGATGAGTCCATAACCACGTTGGTGGCTCGGTCGATGTCAATGTCATAGGCCGTAGTCATTGCCACGTGTGGTAGCGTGGTCTTGAAGTGTTGTGTAAATTTCATTTGTCTTGAAGTTTGAAGATGAGGTTGTTTTCTGCGTCGTGAGCATAGTCGTCGAGCAGGTTGATGATGTCTTGCACCGCGTCAGCGTCAGCATGAGGGGCATTGGCAATCAGAGAAGCAAAGCCCTTGACATCCTTGGGTACAAGTGTGGCCGCTCGGTTGAGCTTGGACAGGTTCGCACCGAAGTGGAAGTCGTTGAGAAAAAGGACTGCCGCACCGACAGGCCGTGAGAAGAAATTGTCTTTCACCATGATTGGTATTTTGAAGTTTGAAGTATGAGAGGTTAAGTATATATACTCTCTTCACTCTGTTCAGAGAGTATATATACGTAACTCTCTATATTAGTTGAGCAGGACAACCAGAGTCAACAACCCACCCATCCATGCAAGGAACGCAAGGAACGGGAGGTTCAAGTTTTGCTTTAATCGTTTACCCATAACTCATTGATTGTTAGAGGGTTCGACTTTCTTGACCGTCCACCCATCAGGACACCAGTCCACAGCGTGTTCGAGTGCAAGGTCCAAGGTGTATGCGAGGAATTTTTCCTCCCTCCAGTCGTCGCGGTCACGTCCACGGTAGTACGTCATAAGGTATTCGTTCATAGGTAGATGGATTTGCTGTTAGCAAAGTCGTAGATGGCTTTCTCCTTGCGCGCCTTTGCAAGTTCAACCGCCACGTACTTGGACTGAACGATGTCGGAGAGTTCGATATAAACTCGACCTTCGTCGACCCAACCCCCAATCACCTGGGTGTCACGATCGAGTGAGGAGCATACGAGGCCGTTCATCACTTTCTCAAAGTGAATGAAAGAAAGGCTTTCGTTGTCGATTTCAAAGGGCTTGAAATCTTGCGCTCCGCCTACTGCATAGCCGCCTCCGTTGTATGTGTGAAGCTTGTCGATTCCGACGGGTCGGACGCTGAACCCCTCTCCGCTTTGGAGTAGGTGGTATAAAGAAATTGTTGTCATCGTAGATGAATTGAAGTTTGATACTGACACCCCGAAGGGTGTTTCGCTTATACAAAGCTCATCAGAGTACCTGTACTGCTTTCAGCAGTCAATCAAATCGGTCAAGGTCATCTGCTCGTCGCAGGTTAGCTCGTCCCACTGCTCCGTAGAGGTGAGGAGGTCGAAGTCGAAAGAGGAGGTCAGGAGGTCAGCAATTAGCTGACAGCGTAGGTTCTTGTCCATGACGGAAAGGGTTTAATTGAAGTTTGTTATTGAGAGGTTAAGTGTATATACTCTCTTCACTCTGTTCAGAGAGTATATACACGTAACTCTCTAAATGAATCAGAGTTCGAAGGGGACTTCGGCTGGGAGTGCAGTCGTCTCCATGTGCACCGCAAGGCAGGCTGTGAGGGCCTCGATTTTAGCTTCCAAGGAAGCTACTCTGTCAGTTTCACTGACCCCCATAGCTGCTTTCTTGGCCTCAATCTTCGATTGCTTCTTGGCTGCTTTCTTGGCATCCATCTCTTTCAGAGATGCTTGAGCATCTTCTACCGAAGATGTCTTTGCCTTCTTCGAAGGCTTGACGGGACCAACTTCGTTGGTTCGCATGGCTGCCTTGTCCATGTGGTCGGCTGTCCGCTGAGCCGCTGTCCGCTTGGCCTTGCGACGCTTCTTCGACTTGGCCTTTGGCTTGTCCTTAATCTCTTCGAGATTAGAGATGAAATCCAAAGCTTCTTGCAGAAGCTTCGTTGCGGCGGCTTTGCGGGCTGCGGTTGGACGGAAGGTGGCTTGGTTGACTGCCTTCTTGCAGTCACTGAAAGTGAAAGTACTCATCGTAGATGAATTGAAGTTTGAACTCCGAAGGGCTGACTCTCAAACCCTTAGGAGATAGTAGTATAAGAGAGAGTCGTAGACTCCTCTCTCTCTTATACTACATCTCTATCCTTCCAGCTTATCACTACCTACTACCTTGGTAGTAGTAGTGGAGCTGAAACCTCCTAACACGCTGAGAGATAACTCGTTATCTCCGTAGGTTAGGCAACGCGAAGGACCTCGGTTTGCCGTTTGAGTACCACCCCTAAGAGGGGTGATGGAGTTGAAGTAGAGGTTTAGGTTGGGGATTGTCCCACCCTGACAGACAGCGCGTCCCATCCTGCGGTCTCATGCGGTGGTAGAACTGAAGCTACCTAACTGACTGTAAGTCAGTAGGTAAAAGCTGAAAGATACAGCGCTACTATCGAAGATAGTAGGGGGTGGCCTGTGGTCAAACCGTTTCGGTTCGTGCATGCAGTCGTGCACAAGTATATATAATCCCCCAGATCTATAGAGCTGACCCCATTTTTCGCTTTGTCCTTGGGATATTGCCTTCAGTAGCAAGTACATGCTAAAACCTCTAAGCCATTCGTTTACAGTATGTTAGAAGCCTTTGGTTAAAGCGTTACTAGACTATTGACTTTTAAGATTTTTGTTTATACCTTTACGGAATATTAAGCGACTCTAAGAAGGGAAAGCTTCTAAGAATGTTTTTTCTGTTTACACAGAGGAGTCCTTTATGTTTATGGCGCGGGAATAGTAGTATCTAGATGAGAACACGTAGAATGGCCCGTGAGGGCATGAATATATTGCGGGATGGTGACCCTAAAAAGCATCAGGACAAGATTCGTGCTTTAGGCAGGGATGATGAGACCATATATGTGCCTTCTGGGGAGGGTGCTATGGACGATCCTGAGAATTACTTGAACTTAGCCAAGCTTGACAGCATTGTTCAGGCCCCATTTCCTACTGCACCTATGCCTTTTTCTAGATTTAGGGACATGGTAAGGACTGTAGAGGCTGGTCCTGAATCACCAGACCCATATACGCAGATACAAGAGGTCAATACACCTGAGGGTAAGGCACCTGTGAGGAGAGAGTTGCAACCCAACTATGGTAGCGGGGCTTATCAGCTAGATTATGCTACAGCACAGACGGCATACAACAGAATCAAGTCTATTGCAGACAAAAGGGATATGGATTACCCTGATCTAAGTGAAGAAGACCTTAAGTACCCTTCTGATCTACCCCCAGAGATACAGGATATGTTGTTTACGGCTCACTTTGCTATGGATAAGCAGAGCTCTGTAGAGGATGTTTTGAAGGACGCCTCTAAGTGGGGTAAGAATTGGTATCGGGGGCACTACAAGGGCGATGACCAGGGAAGGCTTCAGCATTTCTACGACGTTCAGAAGGCTCAAATGAGGTAACGATTACTTCTTTATATTTGTGGCAAACATTAGCTATGCAAATAAAGAAGAAGTCTTATAAGGGTGGGGGAAAGTTTCCTGACTTGACAGGTGACGGCAAGGTCACTATGGCTGACGTCCTAAAGGGTCGCGGCGTAAAGAAAGCCAAGGGCGGCATGAAGTACGGTAAGGGTGGCGACTATGACCCTAGAAAAGAGGCAATGAAAAAAGGTCTAGAGGCTAAGATCAAGAAAGCCAAGGGAACCCCTGATGCCAAAGCACTTGTTGAGCAGTATAAAAAGCTTACTGGTACTAAGTGAACAAGTTCTACTTCAATCCCAAGCGCAAGCGAAAGGACCCTGTTGTAGAAAATGAAAAAAGAAGGCTTAAGAATGAAGCTATCAAAAAATCTGTCACTCGCCGAGGTAACGAAAAGCCTAACAGCTAAGCGCCTAGGCATCGACAACACACCAGATGATTGGGTACAAGGAAATCTCAAGGCGATTGCAGAGCGCGTATTTCAACCTCTTAGGGACGCTTTCAAGTGTCCTATATTCGTGTCGAGCGGCTATCGTTCGGCTGAGCTCAATGTTGCGATCGGCGGCTCAGTTCGTAGTCAGCACGTGGAGGGAAGAGCACTCGATCTTGACGCAGATGTATACGGTCGGTGTAAGAACTCTGAAATCTTCGAGTATATTCGTGAGAACTTGGAGTTTGATCAACTTATTTGGGAATTTGGCACTGAGGACAATCCTGATTGGGTTCACGTGTCTTACGTTTATGATGGCGTTAATCGTGGTCGGTGCCTCAAGGCTTGTCGTGATGATGAGGGGCAGACGTACTATAAAGTAATATTTGGAAAAGCACTATAACTATGGAAGACGAATTTGACGACATCAGTTTCTTGGATCAAGACAAGCTGAAAAAACAAGAAGCCAAGATTGAATCTGGCGAGATAACCTGCAACCTGGACTCTCCAGAGGATTGCGAAAGCTGTAGCGGATAATGGCAACTCTAACGGTAACTATAAACGAAAGCGTAACCCTCAACGGAAGAGAAAGGGGTAGCGAAATAACAATGGACGTTGAGTCTATAACTCAGGTCATGCACCGCATTGTTAGCGTACCGTCCGACAGCGGATCTACGGCAACGCAAACTACGATAGCTAATTTTAGAACTGCGGTCACTACTGCCGACAGCGCAATGGATGATGACGACGTCAGGTACGCTAGGGTAACAAACCTTGACGCCTCCAATGCCGTTACACTGAACCTTCAGCTAGCTGCTAACGGAGATACCGATGCCTCTACAAACGCAAGCGTATTGCTTGAAGCGGGAAAGACGTTTATAATAAACAAAGCTGTAGGTGCTGCAGCCGTTGATGATGACGCTGCTACGGCTATAGTGAGCTTGGTAGACATTGAAAGCATCATTGCTGTCAACGACAATGCAGCTGACGTAGACATAGAAGTCTTTGTAGCTAGCGTTTAATCTTCTAGCTCTCTGTAAAAAGCCTGCACTAACAAGCGGGCTTTTTGCGTTAGGGCATATCTGACGCGGTAGTTGTACTTTGTCTCTTCTCTGAACAAGTGATCCTCTAGTTTGGTTGATGGAGTCATCTTGTCAAAGTGTTTATATATATACCCTTCGTTGGCCAGAGGGTACACAAGTCTCTCTGCTAGTTTCTTTTCTGAGTATTTAAAGTCTTCTGATGCGTACTTTAGCGTAAAGAACTCTAAGTCATAGGCCCAAAGCATAAAAAGCATCTCCCTCTCAAAAACGTCTTTCTTCTCGCAGAAGCCTATCATGCTGGTTCTCAGCCTCTTGAGGTAGTTGTTTTTTACGTACCTTTGGTTGAGGTGAGAGAAGTCACGAAAGAGCTTCTTTTTAGATACTAAACTTTTAGGCATTTAATTATGGATATGGATCAATACAAAGGTATGGAAGAAGAAGGGTTCTGGTTCGAAATGCAAGAGATCGCCTACTCTATAAATGAGTTGGTTGCTAAGTATGAACTTGACGATAAGGTTATATCTTCTTTTGTTATCGGGCTGCTTGAGCCCTTTGATGACGAAACGAGCAACATGAAAGCCTTCTTTCACTACAACATACAGAGCGACGGGGAGCTTGATATAATTAAAGACTTTATGACTGATTCTTATACGCCACCAGTCACTGAGGATGATATAGATCTTGATGATCTTATCTCAGGACTTGGCATATCATTAAATTAAAATGCAAGGACTTATTAGAAAGATTATCATTGGGAAAGATCCCAAGGATGCTATGGCCTATTATGTGGGGATGAGAGCAGGAGACGGAAATGTTTCTGCTATTGTTGTTGATGATGAGCACCTTCACAGGTACAACAAGAAGAGATATCTTGTATATTTGCAGCAGCAGGACTCTCAGGTTCTATGGAAGAGCGTAGACGAGATGCCCTGTATTGTAGAATACGATTGTAAGTTTTAAATGGCCACAACCAATCTCTATACTGGAGGAGCTGAGTTCAAACTACCTAATGGTAAGTTTTATGTGGGTAGCTACCATGTGCATCCTACAATGGGAGCCATGGTCGGAGCTGTTCATACGAATCGCAAGCACTCTATGCTGACACCAGCCAATGAGGAGATTGAGCAAAAGGTCGAAACCCTTAAGGGTAGAAGGAAAAAGGGGGTGATACCCACTAGCTCTCCTGCCCGCTCAAGAACTACATCGACACCTCCCACTCCGCGTAGGAGACCCAGAGCAGCAACCAGGGCGCCCAGAAGAAGTACTGGGTCCTCGTCATATTAAATTAAATGAAGACTCTTGACTTGTTTGTTGTTGAGCTTGAAAAAAAGATCAACGACACAATTACCACGGATGGTGGTATGGAGCTGTTTATCGACACTAGATTCGAAGGCAGCGAGTTTAAACACAGGATTACAGAGGGGCCCGTTGTGGCATCCCCTCTAAAACACGACACAGGAGTGGAAGAGGGTGACACCCTTTACTTTCACCACCTCGTCGTACTCAATGAAGGCCAAGTGTTGACTGGCCACGACAATCATTATCTCGTAAGGTATGATCCAGAGCACACAATCAACAATCAAGCGATTGCTTACAAGAGCTCAAAAAGTGGACACATATATACCCTCGGTGGTTGGGCGCTACTTACACCTGTTGACGAAGACCCTGAAGCTGGTGAGCAGAGCGATCTTATTGAGGTTGTCAAGCTTACAGAGTCTCCCGTTCGAAAAGCTTGCATTGCTTTCGATGCTCCTTGGCTTGAAGAGCTTGGCGTCGGTGCTGGCGATATTGTGGGGATTAAGAAGAACAGAGACTACGGGATAACCATCGAAGGGGTAAAGTATTTCAGAGTCAGGGCAGAAGACATTATGTATGTCGAAAACTAAGTTTACAACCATCTCTGCTGCCAAGCGTTTGATGTCATCTATGGAGTCGGCTATAGACAATATGATTGACGAAATCAAGAAGCCTGTAGATCCAGACATCAACGGAAGTGCGCGTAAGGCCGAGCTCCAGTCTATTAAACAGACAGCTACGGACTGTAAGGAGTTAATCGTTGAAAGACAGCGACTAGAGCAAATGATAAAAGATTTATCTACCAATGGGTCAATCGAAGAGACAAGAGACTACAGCGGAGGTTTCGCTGAAAGGTTCTCTAAATGATTGGAAAGAAATAGTATGGCAACACAATAAAACAGATTACAAGTTCTGGGAGGATTCCTGGAACGAAAAAGAAGAAGACTGAGTTGTTGGTTTTCGTCAGGCGGCCTTCTACGCGAAAAGGGCTTATCAACTGGGGCGTAGTTCAGTTGGTTAGAGCGTCTGTCTTATACACAGGAAGTCGTGGGTTCAAGTCCCACCGCCCCAACAATTTATTATATTTGTACCATGAAGCTTAAAAAGAGAGACTACAAGAAGGAGTATGCCAAGTACGGAAAGGGCGGTAAAGCCAAGAGGTACAGGGCTGCTCTCAACCGTATAGCTAGACGCCTTGGCGTTTATGGCAACGGTGATGGTCTCGATAACGCGCACGTCGGCACGTCTGACAAAACCAAGCCTCAGTCGGAATCTAAAAACAGAGCAAACAATAGGCCTAGGCGGAGACGCAGTAGGTAAGGGCTGCACCTGTAGCTCAACTGGATAGAGCATCGCCCTTCTAAGGCGAGGGTTCGGGGTTCGAGTCCCTGCGGGTGTACTAAATTAAATTCAACACAATGGCTAAGATTCAAGTATCAGAATACAAGAAGAAACGTATTCGTCGGAAAGGTGTCCACGCTAAGACTAAGACATCTAAAAACAAAAATTCAGTTAATTACAAGAAGCCTTATGCTTCACAAGGACGATAATTATGGCTACTTACATTTGCGAGTGCGGAGATCACGAAGAGGATAAAACTGGTGTCACCATTAGATTTGTTGACGACAAAGCTCAACACCAGATCCAATGCCCATGCGGAAAGCACATGGACATTAAGAACCCTAAAACAGGTGCGCCTAGTTTCAAAAGAAACAGGTGGGGTCAAGTATACTGATGCAGGACTTTCTTGACTTCATGCAAGAAGTTGCTGGGTTTTACAACTCTTTTGGGACTGAGAACAAACAGTACGATCTCGACGGTGACGGCATAGTTACGGTTTTAGATTGGCTAGAGTTCTTATCCAACCAGCCTTACTTTTGAGCGTTCTAATAAACATAGAAGGATATGATGACCCTGCTATCTCGATTTGCCCCAAGGGTACGAAAGGTGAAAGTATTGAGCTCGGTGGGCTACTCATTGTTCTTCCCGCTCAGCCTCCCAAAAAAGAAATTGCAGGACATGGACGTCCAGACCACCTGCAGCTGTGGGAAAGGATTCCTATGCCAAAGGAGCTGTCTAGGATTAAGTCTATGGATGAGTGGGGGGAGATGCCTAGGGAGTTTCGACAAAAGTTTTCTTCGTATATCGAAGAGGAGTTTCGCCGTAGGCGTGACGGCTTTTGGTTTTACAACGCAGGTGTCCCTACATATATTACGGGGCGGCACTATATGATGCTACAGTGGACTAGGATGGACATAGGTCACCCTAGCTATCTTGAGTTCCAAAGAAATATCTTCTTACATTTGGCTGCGTGTGAGGCGGACCCACGCTGCATAGGGCAGCTCTACACCAAGTGTCGGCGGAGCGGGTATACGAATATCTGTTCCGCCGTTTTGGTTGATGAGGCCACGCAGGTCAAAGATAAGCTTCTTGGCATCCAGTCTAAGACTGGTAAGGACGCGCAAGAGAATATCTTTATGAAAAAGGTGGTGTACATGTTTAGGCACTACCCATTCTTTTTCAAGCCTATCCAGGACGGCACAACTAACCCCCGTATGGAGCTGGCCTTTAGGGAGCCCAGTAAAAGGATTACGAAGAACAACAAGACCTCTCAAACAGGTGAGGCCTTGAATACAGTGATCAACTGGAAGAACACTACTAACAATGCTTACGATGGTGAGAAGCTTCATATAATGTACCTTGATGAGGCTGGAAAGTGGGAGAAGCCAACAGACATTAGAGACGCATGGAGGATACAGAGGACATGCCTGATTGTAGGTAGAAAGATTGTAGGCAAAGCAATGGTTGGTAGTACCGTAAACCCTATGGACAAGGGAGGTAAGGAATACAAGGACCTTTGGCAAGACTCAAACCCATCTGAAAGAAATGCAAACGGTAGAACTAGGAGTGGTCTTTACAGACTGTTTATACCAGCCTACGAATCTCTTGAGGGTTTTTTTGACATCCACGGACGTCCAATCATTGAAGATCCTTCTGAGGCTGTCGATGGTCTTGACGGTGATTCTATTGATTCAGGAGCGAAAACGTTTTTAAAGAACGAAAGGTCAAGCCTCAAGGGTGACCCCTCAGAACTCAACGAGGTGACAAGGCAGTTTCCTTTTACAACCGACGAAGCCTTTAGAGATAGCATTGACGGTAGCTTGTTTAATATCGGAAAGATATATGAGCAGATACAGTATAATGACGAGTTGTTTCCAAACCCAGTGGTTAGGGGTAATTTCGTTTGGAAGGGTGGACAGCAGGATACAGAGGTTGTATTTAAGCCAGACCACCAGGGTAGGTTTAAAATAGCTTGGATGCCTCCCGTGGAGATGAGAAACAAAAAGAAGTTTGATCGAAACAAAAGAATAGCGCCCAATGCAGAGCTGGGGGTAGGCGGGGTTGACTCTTACGACCTTGACGCCACCGTCGATGGACGGGGGTCTAAGGGTGCGCTACACCTATACAACAAGTTTCACATGGAGCATCCTGCTAACATGTTTGTTGTGGAGTATGCGTCCCGTCCGCCTTTGGCTAAAATCTTCTATGAAGACTGCTTGATGGCTGCTGTATTTTACGGCTACCCTTTGTTAATTGAAAACAATAAGTACGGTATCGCAAGATACTTTGAATCAAGGGGTTACGATGGCTACTTAATGGACAGGCCGAGACATCTTCTCAGCGCAAACTCCAAGGTCAACGTCAAGACAAAGGGGATACCATCAAACTCTCAAGACGTGATACAGGCTCACGCCCACGCCATAGAGGACTACATACATGATCACGTTGGTGTAAACAGAGAAACAGGTGAGTATGGGGCTATGTATTTAAACAACACCCTTGAGGACTGGATAGGCTTTAAAATAAACAACAGAACAAAGTTTGACTTGACTATCAGCTCTGGACTTTGCCTTCTCGCAGCTCAAAAAGCAAAGAAGAAAAAGAAAGAGTCTAACTTTAATGAGAGTCAGTTTTTTAGGCGATATAAGGTACGGGGATGATTTGTTATATTTGCGGTAAATCAGCCATAGATGTATAATAGCACAAAGCCGTCGTCTGGATTTCCCAACCCTCTTGCAAACCCCATGGAGAAGCAGGGGAAGAAATATGGCTTGCGTTATGCAAAGGCTATCGAGGGTCAGTGGGGCAAGATGACAGACAAAAACTCGTTGCACGGTAGCAGGAACGGAACCTTTAAGAGAAACAGGAGTTACGCCAACGGCACCCAAGACACTAGCATATACAAGCAGCTTCTTACTTCACTCAACCCTAACGGTGCTGATGGTAGCTTGTTGAACATAGACTTTACTCCAGTTCCGATACTACCCAAGTTTGTAAGGATTGTCGTAAATAAAATCCTTTCCAGAAACCCATACCCCAACCTTGAGGCTGTAGACCCTTTGTCTTCTTCGGAAAAGAACAAGGAGAAAAAAAGACTTAGGACTCAGGTCGCTGTAAAGAAAGATCTTCAAGAACTGAAGACCATGACTGGTGGCCTAAAGCTAGACGTAGATCCAGATCAGCTTCCTGATAGTTTGGAGGAGGCAGAAATCTTTTTGGATACCAACATAAAGACCGATGCAGAAATAGCTGCTCAGGTTGCTACAAACATGACTCTTTCTTGGAGCAACTTTAATGACGGGGCGTACAGGAGGTGTGTAAACGACTTGGCTTCTATAGGTGTTGCTGTCACCAAAAGGAGCAACGATCCTAACTACGGAATTAAGATTGACTATGTAGATCCATTGAACTTTGTGCATAGCTTCACAGAAGACCCCTTCTTTGAAGATGTAATCTATGCTGGTCATGTTAGAGAAATAACTGTATCGGAGCTCAGAAGAATAGCAGGCAACGAGCTTGATGAGGAGAGCATAAAGAAAGTCATGAAGGTGGCCTCTAAGAAGTCTGGCAACTACGACGCCACAGGGTACAGCATTGACAACAAGAACAACAGGGAGGCTTATTCGGAGCACATGATTCAGGTTCTTGACTTTGAGTTTATCTCAGTGGACTGCATGTATTTCGAAGAGAAGGAAAACAGACACGGTAATACAGGGTTTTACAACCAGGGGTTTGAATACAAAGAAAGAGCTGGATCTGTGTTTGAGAGAAAGTCTCATAAGATGGAGATGGAGATGCTCTATGGGGGGTCATTTATTATGGGCACTGATATAGTATTTAAGTACGGCCTTGTTGC